TTATAAAAATAACAAAACTATTTGGAAATATGAAGAAGAAAGATTATACAAAAGTAGCGGGAGAATTGGAACATGTTTTCAAAGATAAAAACATATTATATACTATGGGTGTTAAACGAAATGCTGTAAAAGAGAAAACCATTATAGAAAAAGATATGTTAACACAAAAATTAAAAGCAAAGACCATATAAAAATCACGAGACAACTGTTGTAGCATCTGAATCCACCGACGGTTTTGAAGATTGGGAGTTCCTTTTCTTTCGTACATAATAAAAATAATATAACATAATATACGAACTATCACCAGGCATTAATATATAAATATATATATACGAATATTTATTTTATACGCATCTACTAAAAACAGATTCCAAAAATCGATAACGTGTATTCTCAAAAATAGACGAACAATCTTTATAACAAGGAGTGTGTTGATAATTACAACAAAATCCATTATTATTGACTACAATGGGTATAAATGGATGATTTTCCCCAAGAAAATGAATAGATTTCTGAATACCAGTATTAATAAGAGGTTCTTGTGAGAGAGAATTATAAATACATAGAATGACCGAAGATAAATCCTGCATCCCCTCGATATTAATCCAAATGGGAACGTGAGCAGAAAATAAAATGCGTTTAATATTAGACCCTTTTGCTATAAAACAAGCTCTAGAAATAGCACGATGAAAAACGGGGTCAGACATAGAATTCGTTTTAATATCAATGACGGGAATAGAGTTTTGGTCAACAGAGACGACACGATTCCATTTTTGAAATGTGTCTTCCCATAAACGGTTAATATCACTCATTTTTGCCCACATAAAAGGAGGCATTTCGAAAAACGACGCAACCGGGTCAAATTGATGGGCCTGTTTAAATAAATAAATACATCGAAACATAATACCGGTCATTTGTTCTATACCTTGTGGGAAATGAAAATAATTCATAAAAAAAGGAGAGCCTTTATAAGAGATTTGTCTTTCTAAACAAATATTGGACGAGATATCATAATCACAATTCCGAATATGATATTCGCGCGTGATATTATGAATAGAATACCAGTTTTTCAAAAGTGCATGAATAGGAATATACCGATTTGAATCGGACGACCATACCGAAAGTTTGGATATAACCTTGCGATACAACATATAACATTTCCTCTCGGCCCGCATCTGCGATACATCATTATTACAATGTTTAAAAAGATGGGGTTGATTAATTTCGCACCATTTCCGGGACAATATACGAAACAACCATTTATTCTTGGACCTCTCGCGTGGAATCCATTTCAAAAGATTGGATTCACAAACCCGGTGTTCCTGAAAATGCGTCAACTCTTGAATAAGAGATTGGGTTAAAAAGGAAACCAAAACGGAAATAATAGGATGGTCGACATTTTGTTTATGTGCGATCTCACAAATACCAATAACATCTCTCCATGAACCGATATTGTGCTTCCCAACAATAATGGTTTTTATAAAATCGAATGTAATTTCGGGAAAAGAATCGTATAAAATAAGAATAAAACGATAAGACATAGTTCGAATCCCAAGACCTGCGTGAATATCGCGCATATAAGCAACAAAATAAAACAAATTATGAATGTCTGAAGGATTGGTTTGTATCAGAATACCATGAAATAAATCAGAATTATCATCAATAATATTATCTTTTGTAAAATCGGATTCAATAACAATGTTTCGAAGATGTAGAATAGATTCCATTAATTAATAAAAGAACAAAGGTTATGTATAAGTCATTTTATATGTTTATTTTCTAGATTTGCGTGTAGTAGAATAAGACGGAAGATTATCGGAAATACGAACACGTTTGGTAACCTTATTTTTGTATCTTTTAATAATAGAAACGGGAGAAGAAACGTGATTCACTAAAACCATTTCCCGAAATAGAATATAGATACTATTGATAGAGTGGAAAATAAAAAGTGACGGAGGAAAGGACATATTTTTAGGAATTTCAAAATGTGAGAAATATTTATCGGATTCAAATTGAAAATCTGCGTCTTCAATGTTATCAATAATAGTTTCGGGGTCCATATCAATAAAATACCGGACAATACCATCACATTTGTATCTTTTATTCTGGAATTTGCGATTTTTTTGGATAATTTCGATTAAACGCTCTTCCGAAAGGACACTTTTATCATTCGTATTATCAATAGCCAAAGACATTTTTTTATCAATGGTGTGGAAAATTTCATCATCCATATTTGTATATACCAATTTCACAGTCATCTCATTCATTAATTCGGGTTCATACGTTTTACCCCCATCAACACTTCGATAATATTCATCTGTCCAACCGAGGTCTAAATTGTCCATAGAATTGTCCATTATAAATTATATCGGAAAACGATTTCAAGATATAAACGACAAAAAAAATATAAAGAAATGCTTATAAAGCATAGAGTATCGTAACAGCACGAAATTTGAATTTAAAAATTGTATAAAAAAATATATGATAAAATAAATTTAACGTTAAACGATACAGCACGGTATAAAATTGAAACATTAATAATAATACTGTTTCAATTAAAAAAAGATGAATACAACATTATGTATCCCACGCATTAAATCAAAAACAAACAAACGATTTATTGAATCGACCTTAAATAGATGTAAGTTTGGTAAGATAAATAGTATAGTGGAACGACCCCTATATAATAATAACGATTATAAAACAGTAACCATCCGATTAAAAATAGACACAACTACAGAATATGGTGAAAATCTAATGTTAAATATAAAGAATGGAATATCAACAAAGATAGTATATGATAAATATGACTTTTGGAAAATGGTTATCGCGCACTAATAAGTGAGTGAATATATCGGTCAACAATTGGATTTTTGGAATTACACGTTTCGTTATGCGAATTGCGGAAAAAAATACAATATTGATAATTTTGTGCGTTTTTTATCTCAATGGTGAAAAGTTCATCCACATAACTATAAGCATTACGATAATGAAATAATTCTTCCTTAATTTTTTCTTTTTGTTGATATAATAATTTCAATCGACATTCAATTCTATTTTTATTATACCGTGTATTTGGGCGCGACACAATGTATTTAATTTCATTTTTAACATCCTTAAATTTCGAAATGAGCAATTGTTTATTAGACTCAATCCGTTTAATAAAAGAAAAAATGTTAATGTGGCATATAATAGGAAAAATACGTCGAATTTCGCGTGGAATAAAGAGAGTATTCCATTCCTTTATTTCCTGTATTTTGGTCTCAACTTCTTGAAATTTATCGAAAATAATCTTGGTTTTATCTTTGGTATTATCCACAAAGATGAGTTTACTGGATACAAATTCGAGTGAGGTTTCCAATTTATCAAAATGGGTAGCGGTATTATAAAATGTTTGGGTAGATGTCTCGAGTTTGAGATAATTAAGTGTAGCAATACTCATGGCGGCTATCGCATTTAAACCAGCAATAAGACCAATACTCCAAGGTTCATTTTGAAAAATGGGTGCGAAAATAGTAACGGCAATGGTAATTAAAATAGATGGAATCATAAGCATGTTGAGTTTATTTTTACTTACAATATAGGATTCAATAAATAAATTTTTCTGACCCTTCATATAGGTAATTAATATGTCGAGTTCATTAGAAATCTGTGTATCATGGTCGTCGAAATATTTATCCAATGAATTTATGATATCATCACTTGTAATCTCTTTAAAACCTCCGTGTCCATCGTCTTCCCCATCACTATTATCGCAAGACATAGTTAAAGGACTATTATTGTCTAGATAATGGTAAGACATAGTCGTTTCAATATTAGGTGAATTTTGTATAAATTTATTTTTAATCTCGACCAATTGTGTGTCCATTTCTTTTTCATAAATACGGTCAATATTGTCCTTTTTAATCACAATATTGTCTGTATTTACGGGAGGATTTTCTAAATCGATACTATCTGGTGAGTTAGGTGGAGAAGACGAATAGTCAGTTTCCATGTATATGTATATGTATAAAGAATAAAATTAACAAAATTGAATGTATCATAGAGAACTGTCCAAGAAGCAACGAAGACAAAATACATATAAAATGAATCCGGCGTATAAATCAAAAAAAAGACGCAGAGCGGAATTACGACATCATCCAGAATTTAGAGAATATGCCGAAAATATGAGACAATATATTGTAACAACAAGGTTTAATTCAGATACATGGCGAGAGAATGAAGAGTATAGAAAACAACACCCATCCTTTGGGAGTATTTATGGTACACCAGAATTAGTAAACAGTAATTATAAAGAAAAGAGTGTTTTATTTGTTTTGGAGATGAATAATAGTGAGAACCGCATTATGGGGATAGGTATGGTAGCGAATATACCCCACGTGAAAAAATATAGAATATACAGTGACGACAATTATAATCGATATGCGTATATGGGAAAATACAGAATAGATCGAGAAAATGTCCAAGAAAAGGACGAGTTTATATTTGAATTATTCGACCAATTATGCTTCTTTGGTTCAGGACATCAAAAAAAACTACCAGGCATTAAAGGATTTCCACTCGATAGACTGTTTAAAATGAAACAGAAAAAAGAAATAGATTTAGTAGATTATATAAAAGACATGTTTAAAGCAATAATTATTAAATAGCTGAAAATGGTAATAAATAATATAGACGAAAACTATACAATAGTTTTTAATGGAAAAAGACAAAAAAACGGATAATGATTTATATAATATTGAAAAATATAGCGAAGAAGAATTATTCGAGATGTTGGATTTAAATAATCCAACAGACCGTGAATTAGAAGCGAAATTAATATTCATAATAGAAAAATATGATGAATTAAATGAACCAGAAGCAGGTAAAATAAAAGCCTTTTTCGAAGACGCGTATCGATATTTTTTCGAAAATGAGCAAGTAGAAGAAGAAGAAAAAAACACACAAATAGTGGAAGGAATGGAAGACAAACCAACGGATGCGAAACAAAGCGGAGATGAATATGTAAAAGATGAGAAAGGTGACCAAGTAATAACACAAACACAGTCATTAGAATATACAGGTGGTAGTTCACTCAATCCACTGTTAAAAGAGACACAAAAGAGAGTATTACAGTTAGATAGTCAGTTTAGAAATTATGGAAATTATCCAAATTCCACTGATTATATTATAAATCTTTCAGAAGTATTAAATAATATCGTCTCATTAAGACTCCATTCCGTAAGTATCCCTTATACGTGGTATAACGTGAGTAATGTATATAATGCGAATTATTTCTATCTATTGGGAAATGTAGATGGTATTAAAGACATATATAATTTGAAATTTGAAATACCGGCTGGTTCATATGATGCGGCAGGTTTAGTAGATGCGATAAATAAGAGTATATTAGATGTAAAGACACTCAATACAGACATAGATTTTGGAACAACTGGTGTATCACTCGAGACAACAACGTCTAAAATAAGTTTTATAATAGATATTCAACAAATATACAATGAGACAAATTTTTATCTATATTTTGGTGAAATTACAAATGCGTTTGATGTGACTGAAGATCCAGACACAGGATTAATTGAAAGGCAAAAAACAATACCTGGGTTTTTAGGGTTCGCGAATATGGTGATTCCGCGTTTTACCAGTTCTAATGCTGATATAATAACCCCCATAACCTCCGTATCAAATGCGTATTCACTAGAGAGTATTTATTCAAATTTTCAAGATTCATTGTTAATAACGGAAAGAGTAAATACAGATGAGAATAATCTAGTATATAATTCGTTTGATCCAAATGCTACATTTTATCTTGTGATTGACGACAGAACAAGTGATCCGGTTGTATATGGAAATAATTACTTCACCATTTATAATTATGATGGCCCCGGATTATATAATGAATCATCCACCATATTAGACACAATTCGTATAGAATTTGGAAATAAATCAGACTTATATACACGTTCATCATTATTAGAACTAATTAATCGGTCTCTGTTATCGAGTGTTTTTTTAAGTCAAAATGCGTTTCTTCATCAGTTTGATATATCATATAATAATGGCGATGGAAATATAACAACCATGCAGAGATTCCAAATGATGGTTTTGTTGAATCGTGAAACAACTACAAAAAAAGAAGACTCAAAAGTAGTAGTCGTTTTTCCAGATGAAGACGAAGTATTAGAAAAAATGAAAATATCAAATCCAGATGCGATTTCGAGTCTTTGGGGAGGTCCTTTATGGACCGGACAAAATTCTTGCTTTTTATTTGATAAACAGACAGCGTTTACATCACCAAATTCATTAAAAGCTGAAATCAATCCAGTTCAAACATTGTATGAAATCACAACTGTCCCAAAACTTACATTAAGATGTACACGTCAATATTATGATAATAATTCAAATAATAGAGAGATTTCTCTTTCTAGATCACAAGACACAGGTAATCCAAATGGATATATTTTAAATGATTACATTGGTGTATATAACAATCAAGAATTCTATCTTGATTCAGAGATAAATACAAAATTTAAAAATATAAAGGATATCGATGGACAGGACATAACAAATGGATATGTAATTGGAAAATCATTTTATGATGTGGGTATAAAACGTGCTCGTATCCAATTTGATATGCTGACTTATTTTAATGAATATGATTATGAATTAGATGTAACTAATTGTTTTTTGAGACTATCATTTGAATATTCGAGTGATAATGTTAATATAACAAGTGGATTGGGTCTTGACCCTCCCGTATATAACAATATTATTTCTACTTCACATACAGTAACCTTCCCATTTACGGTAACTGCCGCAAATAATGTTATTATTGTAACACCAAAAGTAACTGTAGGCGGCTTATCTTCAATACCAAGTTATACAATTACTATTCCTGAAAATAATTATAGAACCCCCGAATCATTATCCCGAGCAATAAATAATGTATTTGTAACAATAAACGGTACAGTTGATAAATCAGGGACATCATTACACGGTTTAAATATGAGTCAGTCGTCCATGACTATAACAGCAACTACATTAAGCTTTAAATATGTTATTATTAATCGAATTACACAAGATGAATATATTGTGGAATTAACAGACGCTAGTGCAGACGCTGATGGTAACATTATATCAGACGCTAGTGGTAACGAAGTCGCTTATACAGGTTACGAAAACAGTTATTACGACCTTAGTGGAAATGAACGATATACAGTTGAATCAACAATTGATGATTCTGCGAATGTGATATTGAGTTATCTAGAATCATCTGAACCTATCATTACTGGAAATTCTTGGGACGCATTACTCGGGTTTACTGACTTTAGTTATAATATTATGGGAACTCAACGTGAAATAATAAGTTCACGTGATATTATGCATGATATTAGTAAAACCATATTAATAAACAAAATCGAAAAAAAAAATGATTCTATTTTCTTGACTCCTCAATCCAGTGTTAAGGGTTTAACCGATACAGGAGGTGTTAAAAAGATTGAATTATCTGTCCCCGATGGTATTTATAATACATATACCTTGTATAATGCGATTAATAATAGATTAAAAGATAATATTCAGACACACGACTCAATCGTATATTCAACATTTGATAACGGAACGGAATATTCAGTATTTCAAATCAGTATTAATCAAAAATATACAGCTGAAGATTATGTTTTATCGTTTTTTAATGAAGATGATAGAGAAACCCAAAATATCCAGTCAATCACTACAAATTCATTTCAAACAACCACATGGGATGTGGCTATCGGATGGCTACTCGGATTTCATTCATATCCAGAATTTGATTTGAGTTCAAGTGCAGACCTTAACCAAAAATATATCGAATTAAATAATTATACAGTGAACTCATCTACCAATATTGTAACATTACAAGGAGATTCCACTTTAGACCTGTTTCTTTTTAAAAATTTATATATAATCGTCGATGATTTCACACAAAATCATTTAAATGATGGTTTAATTACCGGTGTAAGAAATACACCCAATGCCGAGCCTCCATCATATTCGAGTAGTGGGACACGTGTATGTAATCCTTTAACCTCTAATATTCAGAGTTCAATTTTTAATGCAGCACAACCGGGTATGGGACTAACGCAAAATCAATTGTTCGCCGCGAATCAAATTAATAATGAAAATATTGTTAAGAATTCCACGAAACTATATTCGGATCCACCATACGTCAAGGACATGTTCGCAATGATTCCCATTAAAGTATCGAGTTTGAAATCCGGCGATGTATATGTATTGGATGGCGGTACATTACAAGACAATGACCGTAAATATTTTGGTCCAGTGAATATTACAAAATTACGTATTCAATTATTAAATGATCACGGCGACGTCATTAATTTAAATGGTTCAAATTGGTCCTTCTCATTCATATGTGAATACTTGTATAATACAAAAGGTGTTTAGGAAGAGAGAGGTGTGTTTTTTGATATATATATTTTCACAATGAATATATATATAATGTCTATTGTTGCTTTAAAAAAGAAAACTGCTGCGAAATATAACAATATGAGTGTCGGTGTTTCTCAATTTTCTATTAATGGAGGTCATCGTAATCAGGGTTGGGTTGGACAAACATCATTGTCTCGTTCTATTCCCAAGACACCTATGAGAGGTCCTACACCTCGTGGTCACGGTGGATGTTGCGGCACATATCCCAATAATATGATTATTCCTCCTGTGACTTCCACCAATGATAATACAGTCATGAAATCAACTGTGAAAACAACCGATAGTATGATGGGTAGTCGTAATATGTGGGCAAAGCGTCCCGCACCTTATTCGACTGTGAAACCAGATAATAATCATAATTTAAATGGTCAATCGGATTACATTGCGCGTAAAACAAAAAAGGCAATCAATGAAGTAACACCTACTTGTCCGGCAAAAGAAGTCGCCACTTTCACTTGTCCTGCGAATATGAAAAATAGTATGTTTAAAAATCGTATCAATACACCTTATAATAATTCATGTGCTATTAAAAAGGAGGTCGGTCCATTAGATAGTTCAGCACATATTGCGAAATTAGGAGATGAATGTGTATCTGCTGATGTTGAATATCAAGAGCAACAAAATAATAAAAACAGTTCGACTCCTTTTGGCTGTTAATTAGTGAATTTCATATCGTTTTGATTGAATAAAACGATATGTGTGATAAATTTATTTATTTTTTGTTACGTTTTTTTAAGGTTTTATTACGGCCTTTTTTTGAACCTCCTGCTACTACGGGTTCGGCTGGTTCGACTTCATAATCATTAAATTCTTTTTTTCCATCAACCTCACTATCTATTATATACTTAAATCGACCTTCACCTGCAAAGGGTTTTTTATTAACAACATTATAAACATTGTCGCCTTGACCAATTATCTTAACTGTTTGTAGATCTTCTGGTAAGATAGGTTGGAGACTATTTATTACACGTTCATCAAGTTCTATATAGTTACCTGTATTATTTATATATTTATCTTTACTATTCCATCTAGTCTTAATATAGTAGTCAATATTATGACCATGTTTATTCCAATGTTGAACTGGACCGTATTCTTGTCCCCCTGAATCTGGGTCCCTCCCAAAAAGAACAGTTTGTTTGCTTTGTCGCTTTGACTTTGGTTCAAAACTGAAGATACTCCGACTATTATCGGTTGAGTTCCCAGGGTAGGACCTAAATTCATCATCATCTCTGCCGGAAATAGAATCATCACCATCACTACCGGAAGTAGAATCATACATATCGCTGCCTAAAGAATCAT